GATCCGTGTGCGGGTTCAGGATAAGTCGAGAAGCGGGCCAAGCGGACTGTCATTCCAAGAAGGCCATCTTCTTGATCAAGGAGAAGACCGAAGGGGAGGGTATCAGTTTACAATGACGCTCCAGTTCTCCAATGTTAAAACATCTCCATACAATATCGCTCCCTTAGTTGGCAAATCTGTTGTTATCGATATAGCGCGCCTGAAGAAGGATAAGCTGCTCCAGGCTTGGCTATAATATCCCTAAATATCTCATATGAAAACCGAGCAGGATTATGATCCGACGCGGTCACATCAAGAGACCAATACGCTCTATGGAAATCACTATCGGTTCGCCATAGAACGGTTGCCGGATCTGACATTCTTTGTACAGAGCGTCTCAACACCGCCCGTCTCCGGCGGCGTCGCGGGGCAGGTCAATCCATTTGCGGTTGTCAACCATCCCGGTGAGCGTTTGACCTACGGGACGTTCAATGTGACGTATATGGTCGATGCGAGTTTCAAGACGTATTTCAGTCTCTACTACTGGATGAAGGGCTACGGATTTCCCCATGACTTTGACGAGGTCAAACGGTTCCGTGCCAAGCAATTGTCGAATGACCGAGTCAGCCCGCAGGCACAGCCCATCGATTTGGAAAAGACGACAGCCGCGATAACAATTCTGACGCCCGACACGGCCAGCATTGTGGCGGAGATAAACATCAATGATGTCTTTCCGACCGAACTGACCAGTCTCGACTTTACGTCGACGGAAACTGACGCACCCGTCCTGACCACGACCGCAACGTTCTCTTGTTCCACCTTTGATGTTACCTTGACATAGTCTGCGGGCCGTGCTATCATAGTAGGACTATGACGCTCGACCAATACCTCGCAGAATGGCAGACCGATGCTGCGCTCGACCTCGCGGCGCTCGATGAATCCGCACGACAGGTGCCGTTACTACACGCCAAATGGTGGCGCTACTACACATACGAACGTCTGCGCTACAAGAAAATCGACAGCGACTACAAAGTGCTGTATCGCCAGAAGTGGGAATACTTTTTGGGCAAGATGGATGATGCCGAACGCCTAGAACTTAAATGGCCGCCACAACCACTGAAGATTCTCTCGGGGAATGTGCATATCTATATCGATGGTGACACGGCGATTCAGGACTTGCTCAAACGAAAAGCCTACGTAGAAGAGATCCTCAAATTCGTGGAGGATGTCATCAAGTCAGTCAACACGCGCAACTTTGTGATCAAATCGGCGATTGACTTCTTGCGATTCAAAAACGGATTATAAATTAGTGTATGACCAATCGCATTGAACTTGCCAAACATTTTGCGCGGCTGGGATTCACGACAGGTGCCGAGATCGGCGTCTGTTGGGGGCGCTACAGTGAAATTCTCTGTCGCACGAATCCCAGGCTGAAACTCTTAGCTGTCGATGACTGGCGCAGGAACAGGACGCACAGAAGTTATGCGGGCACTAAGCGCCGACTGACGAATCTCAACGTAACCATCGATAGACGGTCTAGCATGGACGCTGTCGTCGATGTCGCAGATGAATCACTCGACTTTGTGTTCATCGACGCCGATCACAAATATGTCTCAGTCTGTGAGGACATTCGGGAATGGTCAAAGAAGGTGCGTATAGGCGGCATTGTGTCGGGGCATGATTATTATAAGACCCGTGGGGAAAATCTGGGCGTCATCAATGCGGTTGACGAATATGTCGCGGAGCATGGGTATACGTTACGCCTAACCGACAACGGCCGCCACGACGGCGATGATACCTATCTTGCTATGGACGGCCGGGGAAACGCCGTTGATGGCAAGTGGGACTCGCTCACGGTGGATGATCGCCAACCGTGTTGGTATTTCACCAAAACGAGATAATAATACTCCCCTAAATATTGGTACATGAGGATTGTACCGGTAGATGATGTGTGGATACATATCGATTGTGAAGATCATGAGGCCCAGGAACTAAGCTCATTCTTCACGTTCGATATTCCCGGCGCGCAATACATGCCGGCGTATCGCAAGAAGAACTGGTCGGGTAAAATTCGTTTGTTCAAATTGCGCGGGCACCTGCTTTACCGCGGTCTCCTGTCCCGGTTGCTGACATTTGCCGCACAGCAGGACTATCAGGTCACGAATGAAGTGCCGATAGTTGAACCCTTGTATCCAGACACGCTGGATGCCTGGGTGAACGCGCAGCCGCTACCAGTCGTGCCGAGAGTGCATCAGGTAGCCGCATTGCGGACATTATTAAATACGCATCGCGGCATCGTGCTCTCTCCTACAGGTAGCGGCAAATCACTTATTATTCATCTACTGACACAGGCACTGGATGTGCCGACGTTGATTGTCGTGCCGACCACAGGGTTGGTGGCGCAACTCACCGCCGACTTTGTCAGCTATGGTGTCGATCCAGATCGCATTCAGACGATCCAAGCGGGTCGTCCGAAAGCCCGTCAAGCGCCGATTGTCATCAGCACGTGGCAATCGATCTATCAGCTTCCGATAGAATACTTTGCCGACTATCCATGCGTGATGGTTGACGAAGTGCATTTGGCGAAAAGCTCTTCTTTGGTCGGACTCATGGCCAAGTGTTTGGTGACACCGTATCGATTTGGATTTACCGGCACCCTAGATGATACGCACGCACATCGGCTAATTCTTGAGGGACTCTTTGGTGATGTCACACAGGTCACTACGACGCATGATCTGGTCGAGCAACAGCAACTATCGCCGTTACGTGTCAAGATGTGTGTGATAAAATATCCGGTCTCTGCATGTAAAGAAATGCGGCGGGCCTTATATCCCGATGAAGTGGAATATCTGGTGACATCGCCGCAGCGTTTGGACATCATTGCGAAGACGGCAATTGCGACCAAAGGGAACGTGTTAGTCCTCTTTAATTTTGTTGAAAAACATGGAATTCCATTATTCGAGCGCATACAACATCTTGTGGTAGGACGTGATGTGCATTTTGTCCATGGCGGCGTCGCGAGTGATGAGCGCGAACGCATTCGTCTCTGGGTAGAAGAGAACGATAATCAAATCATTGTGGCATCGTTCGGGACGTTTTCAACGGGTATAAATATACCTAATCTCTCAACGCTCATCTTTGCAAGCCCCGCGAAATCAAAGATACGTGTCCTACAGTCCATAGGGCGCACGTTACGATTGTCACATGGTAAAACACATGCGACTCTATTGGATTTTGTTGATGATCTTCGGGTAGGGAGTTCGGTAAATCATGTGTTCCGGCATGCAGAACAACGTGTGCAATATTACGCAACAGAACGGTTTCCATACACCTTGCATGAGTATGATGTCGAAACGTGGTTACGATTGTTATCTACAAATGTCGCCAAATCGCTTCAGAGCGCGCCTAGCGATGCCGGAGATAGCAAAGAATGGTAAGGGTGCGGAAATATTTTTGGCACGCTTAGAACGCAAGCCAGACATCTAGAATTAAGGGGACGAGATTTTATTGATCAAAACACACACGGCGAAGTCCGCCTACGGAGATCAGAATATTGGATCTAGATCAAGAACTTTAAGACCTAAATTAGTTCTAGTATTCTTTAAGACCCCTATCCCCCCCTATAGTCCCCCCCTTTCCCCTCAAACGGAATAAATCATGTCAACCTTTTTGCTGACGCTTGGGGGTATGGGCATCATCATGATGATCATGGCAGTCGGTGTCGTGTTCGGCGGCCGCTGTCTGCAAGGATCGTGTGGTGGTTCTGACGCAGATTGCGACACGTGTCCGAATCGAAAAACGCACGTAATATGAATCGACACACACCACAACATATGGTATACTCGTGTATGTCAAATAATCATCAAGTAAAGGAGGTCTATGGCCAAAGTTCATTACGTTGACAACCGCAAATTTTTGATAGCACTGATCCAACACCGGCGGGCCCGCAATCATGCAAAGATACGAGGCGAGGAGCCGCCGTTGGTGCCTGAATATATCGGCGAATGCTTTCTGAAAATCGGCACACATCTCTCGTTCAAGCCGAATTTCGCGAACTACACCTATCGTGAAGACATGGTGTCTGATGGTGTTGAGAATTGCCTCGTCTACATGCACAACTTCAATCCTCGCAAGTCGAGGAATCCGTTTGGCTATTTCACCAGCGTCATCTACTACGCCTTCGTGCGACGGATTCAACGCGAACGTCGTCATACGTATTTGCGCTACAAGCTGATTGAGGAAGCTGTCATTGCCGGGGATACGCGCACCTCGCAATCGGCCACCGGGGAGTACCACGTCGACAGCAGCATGCTATCCTTCGATAATGTGCAGGAATTCATTCGACGCTTCGACGATTATACCGACCGGGCCCGTGCGCGACGAAAGTTGGCGAAGAAAAAATCCGCGGCCGCAACACTAGCATAATGGTGAGCATTTGAGTACAATTGCAATTATTACGGATTCACATTTCGGCGTGCGGTCGGATACGCCGGCAATGTATCACACGCAGCAGAAGTTCTTTGAAGAGGTGTTCTTTCCGACACTCGATGCATATGGTGTCACGCGGGTGCTGCATGGCGGAGACTACGGTGATCGCCGGAAGTATATTAATTTCGCGACCGCACGATTCATCGAACATCAGTATCGCGCACCGCTGCGGTCCCGAGGCATTCGTGAAGATGTGATCATCGGCAATCACGATTGCTTTCTGCGTGATAGCACCGAAATCAATTCCGTCGAGGAATTGTATCGACACGACGACAGTCTGCACATCTACACACAACCCATAGAGCTAGACGTTGATGGTTGCGGCATCCTTTTGCTCCCGTGGATAT